GGCCTATGCCAGTTCCCCTTCGCTACTATGCTGCGCACACTGGGCGCTGGGGCGGGGACGACAAGCTGAACCTGCAGAACCTGCCGCGCAAAAGCGCGTTGAAGCATTCGATTGTTGCGCCCATTGGTTATGTGGTCCTTGACTCTGACTCATCCCAGATCGAAGCACGTACTTTGGCATGGCTATCTGGGCAAGATGACTTGGTGCAGTTCTTTGAGTTGAACAACCAAGAGATTGCCGAGGGTGTGCCGAAACACCTGATGCAATACGACCCGTACAAGATCATGGCCGCAGCCATCTACGGCAAAGCTGTGAATGCGATCACGGAGAAAGAGCGTTTCCTCGGCAAGCAGACGGTGCTTGGGGCAGGCTACGGGATGGGGGCCAAGAAGTTCCAGGCGCAGCTCAAGACTTACGGAGTCAGCTTGGACGAGGCTGAGTGCCAACGCATCATCGACGTGTACCGTAAAACGTACCCGCAGATCCCTAAGTTCTGGAGGCGGGCTCAGAAGATTCTCGACTCCATCATTGGCAACAACGCCGACTCCTTCGGACGGGACGACATCCTGAGCGTGGATGGCAAGCGGGGCATCCTGTTACCCAACGGGCTGTACTTGAAGTATCCAAACTTGCGTAGGCGCATGAGTGAGGAAACCGGTGATGTGGAGTACGTCTACGACACCAAGAAGGGGAAGACTACTGTGCCCAACCACATCTACGGGGGCAAGGTGGTGGAGAATGTTTGCCAAGCACTGGCCCGAATCATCATTGGTGAGCAGATGCTCATGATCGCCAAGAAGTATCGCGTGGTCATGACGGTGCACGATGCGATTGCCTGCATAGTCCCCGAGAAGGAGGCTGATCGGGCTAAAGAGTTCGTTGAAATCTGCATGAGGTTGCGCCCCAAGTGGGCACCCGACCTTCCCCTTAACTGTGAAGCTGGATATGGAAAAAGCTATGGTCACTGCTGAGATTGTTGACTACGCAATGCCCCTCATGAACATTGAGAGGCTAGCTAAGGAATGCCATGACTTGTGCCTCGTGGGCGACTACGACGGTGCCAACGAATTGGCCTTGAAGATTGGGGTCGAGGCGCGTATCCTGGGCGCTTCGCTTGCAATAATGCAGGGTAAGGAGAACTCACAGTGAACATGCCGACTTGGTCTTACAGCAGCCTGAAGAACTTCCAACAGTGCCCCAAGAAGTACTTTCACCTCAAGGTTGCCAAGGACGTAGTTGACCGCCCGCACGAGTCCGCGCTGTACGGTTCGGCTGTGCATAAGGCTGCTGAGGATCACGTTGCCGAGGGCGTCCCCATCCCCCCTAAGTACGCCTACATCGCCCCGACGATTGAGGCACTGAAGAAGATCCCCGGTGAGAAGTACTGTGAGATCAAGATGGGGGTAACGGAGAAGCTGCAGGCTTGTGACTACGACGCCCCGGATGCTTGGTGGCACGGTATCGTTGACTTGCTGATCGTCAATGAAGCCGAGGGTATTGCCCACATGGTGGACTACAAGACCAGCAAGAACGCCAAGTACGCCGACACCAAACAGTTGGACTACATGGCTGTGGCTGTGTTTGCCAAATTCCCCAAGATCAAGGTGATCAAGTCAGCACTGCTGTTCGTGGTGAGCAACGAGTTCGTACAGAAGAAGCACGTTGCCGAGAACGTGCAGTTGTACATGAACAGCGCCACCTTTGACCTGAACCGTCTGAAGAGCGCGTTCAAGAGCGGGGTGTGGAACCCCGTCACTGGCCCACTGTGCAAGTTCTGCCCAGTGAAGAGTTGTGAGCACAACCGGAGTTAGGTATGCCCTACACCAAGTCCCCCCGCCCGTACAAACACGAGTACCAAATGCAACTCAAACGAGGTGAGCATGAGGACCGCATGGAACGCCAACGCGCACGCAACAAGCTTGATGCTAAGGGCGTAGATCGTACGGGTAGAGATGTCAGCCACGTCAAAGCTCTTGCTAAGGGTGGCTCCAACAAAGACGGTTACAAACTAGAGTCACCATCGAAGAACCGCAGCCGCAACCTCCACCACAAAGGAGAGAAATGACGTGACTGAGCAATACTTAGAGGGCTACGAATGGCCCCGTCCATCAGGAATCGAACCCTTCGCACACCAGAAAGAAACCGCACAATTCCTAGCCACCCGCAGCAAAGCCTTCTGCTTCAACGAGCAGGGCACAGGCAAGACTGCGTCGGTGATATGGGCGACCGACTACCTCATGAACGTGGGGGCCATCAAGCGGGTTCTTATTGTGTGCCCCCTGTCCATCATGCACTCGGCATGGCAACAAGACCTCTTCAAATTCGCCATTCATCGTACGGTAGATGTAGCTTACGGTTCAGCACTTAAGCGTAAAAAGATAGTCTCAGGCGTAGCCGAGTACGTTGTCATCAACTTTGATGGCGTCGAGATTGTCCGAGAGGAGATCGCCAGAGGTGGATTCGACCTCATCGTGGTCGATGAGGCGTCGGCGTACAAGAACGCAGCCACCACACGGTGGAAAGTCATGCGGTATTTGATGCAGCGCATCAAAGGGTTGTGGATGCTGACCGGCACACCTGCTGCCCAGTCGCCAGTTGATGCCTACGGGCTAGCTAAGCTTGTGAACCCTGCTGGTACACCCCCGTTCTTTGGGCAGTTCAGAGACATGGTGATGTACCCGGTTACCCAGTACCGATGGGTGCCTAAGCCGAAATCCGATGAAATTGTCCACAACGTACTCCAACCTGCCATACGGTTTGAGAAGGCGCAGTGCCTGGACTTGCCCGAGGTCACGTACATAGACCGAGAGGCCCCGATGACTGTGCAGCAGCTTAAGTTCTACAAGGAACTCAAGAACGAGATGTTGGTCGAGGCGGCAGGGGAAGAGATCTCAGCGGTCAATGCAGCGGTGAAACTCAACAAACTTCTACAAATAGCTTGTGGTTCTGTATACACAGATACACGGGAGGTAGTGGACTTTGATGCCCGCAACAGGTTGAACGCTATCAAGGAGGTCATTGAGGAGGCCAGCCACAAGGTGCTGATCTTTGTGCCGTTTACGCACACCATCCTCAAGGTCAAGGAGTACCTGACCAAAGCTCACATTGTGAGTGAGGTCATCGACGGCAGCGTCCCTGTTGTCAAGCGCAGCCAGATCGTCACCGACTTCCAGACCAAGGAGAACCCACGGGTCCTCATCATCCAGCCGCAAGCTGCGTCCCACGGGCTTACCCTAACTGCCGCCGACACCATCGTCTGGTACGCTCCCGTGACCAGTGTGGAGACCTACCTCCAAGCCAACGCCCGCATCAACCGCCCAGGCCAGCGCAACGCGATGACTGTGGTGCACATCCAGGGCAGTCCTGTGGAGCGCGGGCTGTACGCCATGCTGCGGGGCAACATCGCCAACCACGACAAGATCGTTGAACTTTATCGCCAAGAGATGAACGAAAACACTTGACAAAGTCAAGACACGCTGTACAGTCGAAGACGTGGGCCCACCCACGCAAAACAAGTAGGAGCTAACAAATGCAGGAAGAAGACCAAGGGGTCGCAGCACCCCTTCCTCTAGCCGTCGATAAGGTGGCCGAGGCGTACATCTCGATCCGAGATGCCCGTGCTGAAGCGAAGCGCGTCTTTGAAGCCCAGGATGAAACCCTGGCTGAGCAGATGCGGGAGCTTGAAGCACACCTGCTTGACGTGTGCAAGCAGATCAACGCCGACAGTATCAGAACCAAAGCAGGCACAGTCATTCGTTCAGTCAAAACACGGTACTGGACAAACGACTGGGATTCAATGTACCGCCTCATCCATGAGAGGCAAGCATTCGGCCTGCTCGAGAAGCGACTTCATCAATCCAACATGAAGCAGTTTCTTGAAGAGAATCCAGAGGTCTTGCCTGAGGGTCTGAATCAGGACAAGGAATACACCGTGGTTGTTAGACGTGCAAAGTAAATCAAATGAGCAACATTCAACTCTTTAATCAAGAAGTCCCCGATTTCCTCCAAAACGCTGGCTTGAGTGAACTGACCAAGTCCTTGGTCGGTCGCCCCCGTAACAAGCGTCTGGTGCCCAAGAACGGCATCTGGACGAAGATGGTTGGTGGTGAAGCGATGGGCAAGCTCAAGGGCGACATCGATGTCGTTATCGTCAACGCCGCGCCGCACGTTGGTCGGATCTTCTACGCTACTGCGTGGAACCCCGATGCCGAGCCGACCGCACCGGACTGCTTCTCGAATGATGGCCGCATCCCCGATGCCAAGTCTGCGAATGTGCAAGCCAGCCGCTGTGACGATTGCCCCCAGAACATCAAAGGTTCTGGGCAAGGCCAATCAAAAGCCTGCCGTTACAACCGTTTCATCGCCGTGCTGTTGAAGGACGACTTTGGTACTTCTCTGGAAGGAGAGGTGTACCAGATCAAGCTGGCATCCAAGTCCCTCTTTGGTGACAACGATGGCAATGCGTACACGTTCGAGAACTACACCAAATACCTGGGCAACAACGGCAAGAACGTGGATCACGTTGTGACCCGCATTAGCTTCAACGAGAACAACGACAACCAGTCGGTTATGTTCGCTCCTGTTGGCTACATCAACCGCCAGCAGTATGACGTGGCTCAGCGCGTGGCTAACCTGCCCGCAACCAAGGCTCTGATCGCCATGACACCTTCCCAGGTCGATGGTGTTACCAAGCTGCCCCCTCCGATGTTCAAGCCTGCGATCACTACAGCCGCAGTGACTGATATTGAAGACATCGAGGATGAGCCGCCCAGCAAGCGCCCGAGCAAGAAGTCTGTAGACGCAGACGCAGAAACCCCTGCAGCCAAGAGCAAGAAGGCACTTGCCGACGTGGTCTCCGCCTGGAGTAAGGACGACTGACCATGACCTATGGGTACAGCCAGCGTATGGCGGAGCTTAATCGCTCCGCTGAGCTGGAGTCGATAGGTGTGGCGCTGGGTAGGGAATGCATCAGGATCGGACTCTCCGTCCGTACTGTTGCAGAGGACTTAGGTGTCTCTCGCATGACGATCTACAACTGGTTCACTGGCGCAAGTAAGCCCAGTAAACGGATGGACTTGGTCGTCAAAGCTTACCTAACCGACCTACGCAAGTAACCCATGTGTACTACGGAGCTTCGGCTCCGTGGTGCCCTATTCACTCCAAAAATATGACGAACTTCGACTTGCTCGACACAGTGCTGCCCAAAGAGGGTCGGTACTGCATGTTTGGGAAAGGTCGGTACATAGTCCAGAAGTTCTTTGATACCCGGGAACAGTTAGACGCTGAGGTCAGCAAGCTTGTAGATAACAACTTCGATGCTTACTTTGGCTGCGCCAAGTTCGGTGACGCCAACAACCGTGAGCATGGAAACGCCGAGTACTTCCACGCACTGTGGATGGACATAGACTGCGGCGAAGCAAAGGCTAAGCCAAACGACAAGGGCAAGATCGAGGGGTACATCGATCAAGAGACCGGCCTGAAAGCCGTGATGGAGTTCTGCAAGTCCCAGAAGCTCCCTCGCCCGATCATTGTTGACTCAGGCAATGGCCTGCACTTCTATTGGATTCTCACTGAGGTGGTTCGTCGCCCACAGTGGGAGGCGCTGTCTAAGAGATTCCGTGCGCTGGCCATCGAGAAAGGGCTGATTGTAGATACTTCAGTATTTGAAGCATCCAGAGTCCTGCGCGTCCCCGGCACATTCAACTTCAAGAACTCTCCCCCCAGCCCTGTGGCGGTGATCAGTGGGGAGCATGACGTTACCGACTACGAAGTCTGGAAAGCACTCATCGGTGCCCCAGACGCAGAGATCCCACAAGACACCAGCCATTTGCCCAGAGGCATGAGCCCCCTTCAGGAGGCTCTGATGGAGAACCGGATCAAGCGGTTCAGCACCATCATGCTCAAGTCGGCGGGGGGTAGTGGCTGTCAGCAACTACTGTATTGCTATCAGAACCAGAAGGACATCAGCTACAACCTTTGGCGGTCGGCACTCTCTATTGCCACGCACTGCGTGGACAGGGAGAAAGCGATCCACAAGATCTCAAGCGACCACCCGCAGTACACAGAAGGTGAGACAGAGATTAAGGCTGCAGACATAGGTGGCCCACACCTGTGCACAACCTTTGAAACCCAGAACCCCGGGGGGTGTGACGGGTGCCCCAACAAGGGTAGGTTCAAGTCGCCCATCATGCTTGGTATGGACATCGCCAAGGCGGAGGAACCGGATGACGATGGTGACGGCAGTGATACCGCAGTAGCCACCCCCAAGCTCCCTGCTTTGCCGACGCCCTACTTTCGGGGCAAGCACGGCGGCATCTATCGACTACCGCCCACCACAGAAGACGATCCGGTACTTGTGTATGAGCATGAGCTTCACGTAGTCAAGCGCATGTCCGACCCGGTTCAGGGAGAGGTGGTTTTGTTCCGGCTGCACCTGCCAAAAGATGGGGTGCGTGAATTCACCCTCCCTATGACAACGGTGGTAGCTGAAAGAGAGTTGCGCCCTGCACTGGCTATGCACGGGTTGGTCAGCTTCAGTGATCAGTTCAAACTCATCTACACGTAC